TCAACTGCACTGCCTCATTCCGCTCCTCGATGTTTCGCACAGATACGATATGCAAGTACCGCGACCCAAACATCACGCGCATGGCCGATGTCACCGTGACATCTGGGGAATATCTGATCGTCAGCAACAACGTCATCTCGGGACACTGCTGCATGGCGCGCTCGTACTCCCGGCCCCATGTTGGATCGATCTTGGCCCAACAATTCAGCACAGTGGACCACGACTTGGTACATTCTCCTGATTCGCTGGGGTCTCCATCCGTCGGCTGCTGAATCGCGATCTCGTGCGTCAGCTCCCCGGCCGTGATCAGCGGCTTTCGGTTCAGGCAACGCATGCGGCACTCCAGAACGGAGGCATACACGTGCGGTAGCTATATGGTCCCAACAGCGCCCGAAATGCCGGAGGCACCTCGAAGTACTCGCGGCATGCATAGGCGAGCCCGACGTGCAGGATCACCGCCGACTTGATCCGCCGAGGCACGTCAGCTGCAGTGCCGTACCCACAGACAAACCGCACGATGACCGAATCCGGATGAGAGCGCACGTCGGTTGGCCAATATTGATCAACCTTCAGCCGGATCAACCCGACGCCTAGCTCCTCGCCAGCTTCCCAGATGTCGGTGGAGACGGTCTGCGTATCACCATCCGTGTCGATGTATGATACGCTGGTCACGCTGGAGAGCGGTGGGAATGGCAAGCCGTGTCGGAGATCGGCAAACGTGTCGTAGTATGCATCATAGGTACGCGAGACGAACTTGCTCCACGTGTAAGCTTCGGCCGCATGGGTCGCTTCCGTGATCATCTCCGCGATCAGCGCATCCTCAGAGCTGGTGGAGATCCGCGAGCGGTCCTTTACTTCCGCTGCGGATACCAATTCCTCTGTGGCGTCAGTAACCAAGGAGAGTTTCATCTACTGCGCTTTTGCCGTGGATTGTTGCCGGGGCTTACGTTTGCGGCGCGTAGTTCGCGCCTGGGGTGACGCCTCTGCCGGTCGGGACAGCTCCCGCACGTCTAACGCACGCCCCAACCGAATCTGCTGGTGTGCGATGTGTGGCGTCATGTCGATAATGTCGCCGGCATACCGGCCGATCAGCGTTTTTACCAGCATTGCGTGAATCCCTCCGGTTACATTGGGCAAGCAGTGACGGAGAACGTGAATGACGCGTCGCTGTCGGCATCGACCTGGGTGTATGCTACACGCCATTCATCGCCGAGCAGGTCTCGCGTTTCGCCTGCTGTCAATGCCGTGGCCACCTCGAACCCAGCGCAATCCGTCGTCGCAGTTAGCTTTTCAACGTGCCGCTTGGTTCCTCCGTTGCCAGTGCACTGCGCAAAGTGCACAACGTCCAACCAGTTGGTACCGTCAATCTTCGTTTGGACCTTCACGTCAAACGTGTCCGCCGCGTCGGTAGCTGCAGCGGTCACATCAAGCACAAAGGCGATGGCGCGTACACTCCCCGGAAGTCGTACACCGTCGCCTGCGGCGTCTACGGCACCGGCCGCCGTAGTTGTGGACGCAAGCAATGTGACCACATCGTAGGCTCTCTTTACCTCCATAGCTGGCCTCCCTACCGCAATTGGAACACCCGGTACTGCCCGATATGCATGATCGGGTCATTGGTGCCGCCGCTCTGGCAGACAAAACTCGGGTATATTGCCACGATCGGGATGTTGGCGGTTTCGTGCGGATCGCCGGTCGCAACACCATTGACGTACTGCTGCACCGACGTCACGCCATTGACATAGAACCCGAGCTTGATGTAGGTCGCTTCCTCGATCGTGGCGCACGCACTTGTGGTCCCGGCGGTCGCTTTTTCCGAAGTGAACAACAACACGCCGTTGTCGGTGACGCACTGCCAACCGATATGGTTTGCCGAGCTGTTCGCGCTGGTCGCAATAAGCGTGGTATCGATGGCTGCGAGCCCGCAGAAAATCTCTGCCTTGTCGTACGTGTCCACGATCTTGAAGGTGAATTCCGCCCAGATGTGCTTGTTCGCTGCAGGGACAAACGCAGACTTCGCCCGCTGAATCTGGGCGCCCTGAGTGGCCGTGCTGCTGGCCGAGTCCAGCTCCAATACACCAGGGGCGGCACTACTGATCGCCCCTGTCCCGGTCGTGGCCTGCGTCAGGACGTAGTCGCCAGTAGTCGCGGTCGCGTCATAGCTGGTCCACTGTTCATCGAGCAACACGCCGATCGATGGATCATGCCAATACTCTTGCAGTGGGCACGTTTTCCACAGATTCGAGTCGTGATCGTCGGTAAGAGCTGGATCATAGACGGATACCCGCCCGTTGCCAGCAGTAAACCCTTTAGATCCCATTGCCTTCTCCTTGAGGATGGCATTGTTCTATACTTCTAAGCCACTCCGCAGGGCATCCATGCCCGACGGGCATAGCTACACACTTTCCACGGCCTGCGGAGCGTCTACGGTGTCGTAGCCGAACCGGTCCGCGTATTCATTCACCTCGTCAACGAGTTTCGGCGACATCATGTCAGCCAACTCGCGAGGTGTTTTGCTCGTTGTCGTTGGGCTGATTCGCTGGACCGACATCCGGACACCTGGGAACCTAGCCTTGATGTACTCCTCAACCCCGGGGTGGCTAATCGGCACATCGTGCACGATTTCGCGTCCTTGGTTGGAGGTGCGAGGGACACTGTCTAGTGCGCACTCGATCTCATCTCGCGTACGTTCGACGCCTATACCGGAGAGCAAGGCGGCGACATCGCCTGCACACATGGACTCGACCCCATAGCTAACGTATACATCGGCGCAATCATCCGCGGCATGCTCGATCATCCGATTCCAGTCGATCAGCAAACACGCCGCTCGATCAACGGCTGTCGCTTGCTTTGCGACGCGGGGGCAGTAGGTCTCCACAGCATCCCGCTGGCATCGCTGATGGTCCGTTTTCGGGTGATCGCGACTGACGATCTGGTTCCGGTACGCCAAGGAGTCGATGACCTTCCAGGGGTCGCGTACGGTGTGGAATACCGGTATGCGAGCAGGCAACGCCCAGAGAAAGGCCCAGGCAATCCAGGAGGACTCGCCGGAGTCTGCCTCTCTGTACCATCGCAGCGCATCGATAAGCGCCGCCTGCGGACGAAAAACACGCTCATGCGTACATGGCACATCCAACGCCCGCATGAGCGATGCCGCATAACGGGTAGCTGCGCGAGGCGTTCCTGTGATAATGAACCGCACGGGCCACCTCGTTAGTCGATGATCGCCGAGGGCGGAGTAGCCTGCTGGTAACGCTCCCAGATCACTGCCAACACGGATACGATGTTACTGGCGTTTCCGCCGCTGTCCGAGACCGTAATACAGTCATAGCCATCGCTGTGCTTGGCCGGGTCCCACTCGATCACTGTCAGGTAATCGGCCCCGGCTCCGGTGTCGATCGTGTAACTTGCCGCGTCGGTCTGCTTGGCTAGCCCATCGCTCGATGTGCCTGCGTCAATGTCAGACCAGATCGGAACGGTGGCTGTAACGGCCGTAGTATTGCTGCCAGCGACTTCTTGCGCCTCGGTGAGCGAAAGGACCAGGTCTGTGTCGCCACCGCCACCGTAGTGTTGAATGACGAACCACACCTTGTGTGCATTCTTCGTACAGATGTAGTCGCACGCCAACGCATTCGCTGCGACCGGCGCGTCCATAATGACGAGCTTGCAGTTTTCGGGAAGAGAGAAAGGCAACGACATTGTTTGCCTCCTTGTGTTATGGTCAGCGTGTACTAGGTTCGACTCTGCAACGTGATGAACGGCGAAAGGGTGTTCGACGACCCGGAGTAGGGCGTCAACGCAGAATTCCACATCGGCTGACCGTCAAAACGGAACGTAAAGCGATAGGTCATCTCGCCATAAATGAACCGCACGTGCATCGACGATGCCTGCTGCAGGCCGCCCTTCTCGATGCCTTGGTACTGCGACAAGTCGGCTAAGATGATGTCGCCTTCAGTCCCCAAGGTTGCGCAGTATTCAACAGGAATCACCGGCCGCCCCGTCAGCATGCCATACGGCGATGCATTGGCCCCGCCTTGCGGCAGGTAGACTGGGTATCCGGCGGTGCCAATTGACAACGACATCGTCGTCAGTTGTGGCAGGATGTCCTGATTGACAAGCCACACCGAGCTGGCCATGCTGGGAGCCCAGCAACGAGCCCACATGTTGACGATGTTGTTGTAGGTGATCGTGGTTGCGGCCTGCCCCGTTTCCTTGTTGACCGTGACCACGGCGCCACTATTCGTAATGCCGAGCGGTTGCCCAGCACCAGTGCCGTTGATGATGGCGTTCTCTAATTTGAACTGCATCTCAAGCGGAATCACGCGAGAGACTACCGCTTCCAAGGCAACCGCATCAGCCAGCAACTCATCGGTAGCATAGTACAGGGCCATCAGCTTTTTGAGGTCCAGTGATACCTGACGAAATGCCGGCTTTGTCGCAGTCACGGTGTCGGCTTCTGCCGCCCAATAACCACGGACACCGCCGAATCGAGAGCCGTCGGCCCTACTGGTTTCGTCGATGCCATTGATCTTGACACCGTTGAATGGTTGGCCAATCGGAACCGTGGAAATCCTGCCGAGAATCGGGGCATTGTCGTATGCCTTTTCCCACAGCCCAGCCATCGTCTGTTGCTCGACCAAGAATCCTCCAGCCGATGGCAGACCTTCGCTGGCACCAGATGCAGCGGCCTGCGGCGTGAAGTCATTTGCCGACCTCAGCCGGGGGTCGATAACGCGGTCGATCTCCGCACGACGAACGGCCAACAACATCTCGCCGAAGCTCGCAAACCGCTTCGAGTCCGGACCACCTACGATATCCGGGTTGCTGCGCCGCTCGTGGTCCTCGCCACCGGCTGACGGGTTGGGGTTGATGGGCGGCGTCAGCCGACCGGTCGGGGTGTCTCCGAAGGCCGAGAAGGCATTGATCCGCTCGTCAAGCGCGTTGCGATCTTCCTCGGCTTTGATCTCGACTTCGATCGCCGCCTTGACCTCGTCGCCTTCGGTGAGCCATCCCTTGACCTGGGTGGTCTCTTCGTCGCTGAGGTCGCGGTCTTCCGCCTTGGCCTTGTCGCGGACTCCGACAATCTGGCCCTTCAGCTCCTTATACTTCCCCTGAAGCTCCTGGAGTTTGGTGAGCATTGTTCACTCCTGCTTGGTTTCCCGCCGGGGGTTCGCAGGAGCGCACGAAAAACGGGCGCAAAGCATCCCGACGGTCGGTTAGAACCATCGCTGACGCTCTGCGCCCGTCTCGGCGAGCCGCCTAGAGTCATCGTTACACCGGGCTTCCGTGGTGAGACTCGGCCACCACGCTCGGCCCGATGCCGTTGTTATCAATTGTCTGCTGGATTATACGGCCACGTCATCTCCCGCGTTAGCTAGACGTGTGTCAAGTACGATGATTCCCCGGGCACATCCCGGTTTGCGGCGGATCACACCCTTTTTTTCCAGGGCCTCCAAATGGCAGACCACGCCATTGATCGAGAATCCGAAGTAGCGGCACAGATCCCGGATCGTCGGCGATACCTGCTCGTCTCGCCAGTAGTTGACGATGTAGGTCAAGACCTCGAATTGACGTGCTGTCAGCGATTCCACGGGGGAACTAAAACTCCATCATCTTCAATTCAAGCGAAGCTGCGTCCCGCCGCGGTGTCCGACTCCGCGACATCCCGGAAATGACCTCTTCGAGTGTCGCCACGCGGTCGACCATACCGGAGGCCATCGCGTTGGCGGCATTGACAGACCGACCCTTGCCGAACGCCTCTCGCACAACCTTGGCCGTCACTCCACGGCCCTTCGCCACGTCCCCTACAAACGAGTCGTAATAGGCATCAACCTGCGACTGCATGGCGCCCCGAGACTCGTCGGTCAGAGGGAGCAGATCCTCCACCTTGTGCTCTCCAGCGGCGATGAAGGTGGTCTTGATCCCAGCAGCCTCCTCAGCCTCGCTGACGTCTACGTGCTCGCGGTAGACGCCGATCGAGCCAACCTGACCGGAGGGCATCACGACCATCTGCGACGCCGCCGATCCGAGCCAGTAGGCTGCCGACAGGGCCGTCGGATTAGCGACGGCGACCACCGACTTGGCCTCCCGTCCGGCACGGATTCTAGAAGCCGCCTCTGTCAAGCCCATGACCGAGCCACCGGGCGAATCGATATCGAGCACTACGGCACCGACGCCTTTGTCTCCGATGGCTCGATCGAATGCCTTGCTGAATTCATCGAGTGATGTGCCGCCGATCAAAAGATCCAGCAGTCCGCCGAAGCCGCGATAGCTGAGCACACCGCGGATAGGCAATACGGCAATCGCTCCGTTTGCGCTGGGCAGTCTGGCAACTCTGGCCTCGTAGCCGGGGACTTGTTGCTCGTACGCGGTCGGTAGATTGTTTCTGATTTCGACCGACAGATCGGCTAGGCACTCAGGGGAGATGGCCCAGAACTGTTGTCGGAAGTCTGAGATACTAGCGATGGGGCCTTGCATTGGGCCGTCCTTTCTCAATTCGTGTTAGCGAGTTTTTTCAGAAGCCGCTCAGCCATGGCTCGCGGCCTTTCTGCCTTGGCATGTTCGATCGCTTCCAAGGCAACGTGTATGTCTGACATTCCGCAAATCTCCGTCAAGGCCGCGTGCGCCTCCTCTTCGCAGAATTCCGTAAGGATGTCTCGCCCGCCCTGTCCGGCCGGAATTATCCCAGATGGAGAGACTTCGCGAGCAACGTGGGAGGCTATCCGGCGGAACATCGCGTCCATCTGCGCGGCGTGGTCGCCGTAGAACTTGTTGAGCCACGCTAGGAACCTGTCGGTCGTCTCGTCCTTCTCGGCTCGCTTTAGCGCGGATGCAATCGCTTTGGTTTCCTTAGCAATGGCTCGTTCTGCCGGATCGATAAGTAGATCCAAGGCGGAGGAGTGCCACCGCGACTCGTCACGCCTCCGAATCTGCTCGACGTCGCAGGAAAGCTTCAGCAACGATTCAACAGTATTCTGCAGTCGCCCGGTCTGGTCATCATGCGTTTTCGCAACTACCTCTTTGATGCTACCGAATGCCGTATCAATCGTCTCGCAAAGTGATTGCACATGGCCACCGACCGCATCCGCGCATTTCTCTGCAACGAGGGCGGAATCCTGCAAGCCGGCCTCAGACTGTTGCGCCTCCTGTTGCCGTTGTTCCTCGGTAGTCATGTTCATCGGCCGCAGGAAGTCGTCGTCGCCGCCTTCCACGGGCTCCAACTCCTCCTGCCGGCGCATGTCGTTGGTGCAGTACAGCCCAGCAGTCCTGCCGACGGAATAACCTTCCATGCGCGACTTGAAATCGCCGCGGAGCAATCCCTCAAGGTTATGCTTCAAGTGCAAGTCAGGTTCGTCGCTAAGCAACGTCGCATCCACGGCGCTTTCGACCAGCACGCAGACTGGCAGAAGGCTACCTTTGACCCACTGCAGTGCTTGCTGCTCTGCGTTGGTGTAGGTCGATCTAGTGTTGTCGTGGATCATCGAAGGCGGAGTATCGAACACGCCGCACCAGGTCTCCCGATCGTAGCGGGCCAGTTCCACGAACTGGGCGTCGTCCATTGACATCCCAATTGTCGTGGCTGTCGTTCCCTCTTGGAGTACCGCGGTACGAAATGCATTGCCAGAACCAGCATGCTTCCGGTTGAACGAATTCACAAGGTTCGTTTCGCCTTCCGGGCTGAGCACGGGCGCCTCTGGTGGGCGAGACAAAACCACGCCAGGGCTTGCGCCATTACCCAGGAAGGACGCCCTGTATTCGTTCGTAGCGATACCGACCGCCGCTGTTTCCCGGTGCTGCCCGATTACGCTTTTCCCGACGAGCCCGTCATAGCCAAGCCCCACGATGTGCAGCACGCGCCAACGACGCAGCTTAACCTCCGGCTGGCCTGGCTCGCGGTACTTGTAGAACAACTCGCCGGTTTGCTTGTCACGTTCTGGAGTAACGTACTTCGATGGCAATAAGACCATGGCCGCAATGTCGCCGCTCATGCCGCGGATAATCTCGAAATAGGCATTTCCCCACAACAACAGATTAGCGAGCATCGCCTGCCGCGTGGGCACGGCGAGTGCTTCGGCGTTGAAGCGTTTTGTGAACATCCTGCGCACTGGGTGGGCGGGAACATTTTCTCGCCTGTCGCCCGGCAGGTCCCGGATCACGTGTACTGGCAAGGTGGCAATCGTCTTGCTGTACTTATTGACGCACGCAAAGATCGTGGCGTACGACATCGCAATCTCTTCATCGACGTCGACACCGGCTCGCGTCGGAGCGGCCACAGGGCCATACCAGCGATCGTCATGCGGCGGCCAGGACGTGATGGCACGCGGCCCGAGTAGCGTAGATCCGATCATCCTCGACGGCCCTTGTTCGCATCCATGATCATCCCGAGTATGATCAGTTCCATTGCCAGCACTACCGCGGCTGCCGGCGGGAAGATCCACCAAGCAGCCG